TCAAGTCCTTCTGTAGTAGCATTAAGACTATCTGAGTAATCTTCGATTTCATAGCCCGCTGCTTTAGCCATAGCTTCTATAGCTGCATTAAGTGCTATTGTAAAACCATTAATAATTGGTAAAGCTGTTTTAGCAATTATAACTACGAATGAACCTAAATTACGCATTAAAACTTTTAACTGTGCTGTTAAAATTTTAAATTGGTTTTCAGGTGATTCAAGTGTTTTAGCTAAGTCGCCCTGTGCAGATGAAGCTTGACGCATTATTGCAATGTAACGTAACACGACTTTTTCAGTATTATTTAAACTCGAATAAGTTCTATCAATACCTAGATTCAACAACTCCATTTCGAGTGTTGATTTATGTACTGAAATACCGAATTGATTCATTAAAGTTTTAGTATTACCTGCAAGACCTGAAAGTAATGCTGAGTAGGCAGTTTCGTTAGTTGTATTATACAATGAAGCTAAATCGGCACCTAATTTAGTAAGTGTCTCAGAAAATACTTCTGATTTTTCTGTTGCAAGTCCTATTGTATTTGCATACTGTTTAAAGATCGCTATTTGCTGTAAATACTCTTGAATATTACCATGGAAAACTTTCTCCATGTTCTCTGCAAGTTCGCCTAACTTTTCAGAACTTTCTCCAGCAGCTACATTAAATAAGTTTACTGTCTCGGCATATGCTTGAGCATCTTTATAGCCTGCATACAGCCATTCAGCTATTTTCTGCAACACATATACCCAACTCATGCCTAAGACAGTTGCTTTCTTTACACTATCATTTAACGCTTCTGTACTTTCAGTTGTTGATTCTGTTGTTTTATCTACTTTATTAGTAGCTTTATTCACTTTATCAAGTGAACGTGCATAAGATCCTAAAGATGAGCTAGCTGCATTTACCTGTTCTTTAGACAATTCATATTTAGTGTTTAGATTACCTAAATTTTTATCAAGTAAATTTACCGCAGTACTTATAGTTTCAATATGATCAGCTTGTTCTGTAGTAAGATTATCAAGATTAATACTGGCTAAACTTGCTTGTATTTTTGCTATACTTGTTTGCGCACTGATTAAACTTTTTGTTTTAAGTACATTAGTTGTAGTAGCTTTACCTGTTGTAGCCGTAGTATAAGCTGCATCTAATTTAGTCTGTATTTGATCTAATTGTGCAAGTGTACTATTTATTGTATCTATTAATCCAGAAGTATCTCCTACAAGTTGATATTCAACTACTTTAACTTCATCTGCCATTTGATAGCCTCCTTGCGCGTTGTTCAAATAATTCTATATCAGGTTTAGGTTTATCCTTAGCTTCAGTATCTTGATGGTATATATCTTTTATTACTTTCTTGAGTGATCTAGGTTTCTTTGCATTATTCCAATAAGCTGCATAATAAGCCCCTTGCATTTGTTGTGCAAGTCCATCGCGTTGCTTATCTTGAGCACCTCGACATATTGCGTTATATTGCCAAAGCTCTAAATCGAGTAGTTCTTCTGGATGAAGACCTATGCGATATCCGTATCGGAAGAGGTCGCTCCAGCTCTCTTCTTCGCCACTTCCGCTACTTCCTTTTTTGCTTCTTCAAGCTCCTTGTCAGTTAAGCCTGCATACATAAAGCCATCAATTATATCAGTAAGCAAAGAACTTATTTTTCTTATGCCGAGATAGTCTAATACTAAATCGGTAAATTGAGATTCAGTAAGTTGTTCGCCTACATTTTTGCCATATTTGTATGCAACATATAAAAGTTTTATTTGGTTGTCTAAATCAAGTGTCTGAACTTGTTTAAGAGCGTCTTGAAGTGTTTTACATCCAAGCATATTTTTAAGCTCATATATAACACGTAAAGACGTAGCTAATTGATAATCCTGATTATTAATTTTAATTTGTACCATAACTGTGACCTCCTGCAGTACATTTAAAATATGTGTACCCGCGCCAAGCTTGAACAACTAGGCGCGTGGCACACGGGTTGGGTTGGGATTGATTTACGCGCTTATGCTTTTTGTAAATTCCCGATTGCTGTTTGTAAATTTGTAAGGGCTGTATCAACTGCCTCTTGTGTTGCAGCAGTATTACCATTTACTGTCGATGCTGCTGTTGCAGCTATATTCAGTTGTGACCAAGTAGTTGACGTGTATTTACTCTGATCAAGAGTATTAGCATAGTTAAGTGCTGCACGTAAATTAGACTTGTCAGCTCCTACAGAAGTTTTAAAGATAATAGATATAGTATGATCTTTAACGACATTAGTAAGTGAATAAGTACCACTATTTACTTGATCAGTCTTATCTTCATCGTTATCATACAAAGTATCTACTTCATAGTTAGCTGCAGGAATAATACTTAATACATATGTACCATTAGCAGCTACTTGAGTAGTACCACCAGGCGTGCAAGTACCGCCTACACCTGAATTTGCTGTAATACGATAAGTAGTAGGTAAATTCAAAATCATAGCACCGTTACCTGCCATGTCGCAAGAAAGCGTCATTTCACCGTCAGGTGAACCTGATAAGTTAAAGTTTTCAACATAAGCTTTACCTTCGAAGTAAACGAAATCATTCAGGAAAATACCTACTGTAATTTCCTCATCGTTTTCAAAAGCATCATAAAGCTTATGCTGTGAGCCTCCAGGTGCAAGTGCTACAGTACCGTCGACGCTTGCCGACCAGTCTTTGATAGCAGGTACTTTTTCTTTGTATCTTGCACCAAATTGGAGAATCTCAATTATAGTTTTCTCAAGTGTCAAATCTACACCTGAAATGTATGCAAGTTTAACATCGCCTATTTTTATAAGAGCCGTTAAACCTGTATAAGGTCTTTCAATCTGAGCTTCAGACATTTTTATTCTCCTTATTTAAAAAGTACTTTATAGGTCAATTGAAAAATATTTCGACGAGAATCATCTTGACCAAAATATTGAATTGTACCATATAAAATTATTGAAGTTGAGGCATCTGCATAGCTAGTTAAACATTCTTTAAGTTGTTCAGCTAATCGATAACCTTCTTCATAGTCTTGGTTACGTATAGATATTTTTACAAATGGTTTATTAAGTTGATCTTTAGCAAAGTAGGTTCCATGAGAACCACCTGTTTCAGTTATACAAATACAATTGTCTATATCTGTAGGTAAATTACCTATTCGAGTAATCTCTTTAAGATTAAGCGGAAAGAGATTTAATAATGTTTGTGCTACCATCCCATCCTCTCATAGAAATCCTCTACAGCGACTATAAAAGGTTGCTCTAAATAGTGTGCTTGGCCGCCGTTAGGATGTTCATAACTTTCATTAACTTCTTGTATTAGAGCGTAGTCATAACCTGTACGATAATTTATAGCTGTTGCAGTCGCTATTATACCAGGATATCTAGCTGAACGCGAAACAGTAACATCTATTGAGTCACGTAATCGTCCAGTTTTAACAGGTACTAATGCTTCAGCTTCGCCCTGTATATAAGCTGCTGCACGTGCTAATTCTTTAGTAGCTAATGTATGATGCTCTTTTAATGTTTGACGCAAGTCTTCTTTTATTTGTCGCAAGCCATAGGCTTTATTAATAATTAATTTATCGCGCCTCATATGGTTATTAACCTCCTAAGATGGAAATTACCTCCAAGAGTATTCATATCATAAAGTTTTACAACTAACTCTCCATCGAGTTTATCATCAAGCTGTACTTTTTCACGTGTGTAAAAAATATGTTTTGATTGATGTATACGCCCATTTGAATCAGCTACTTCTTCAATATGATCTTCTTTACGGCATTTAATAATTTTAGAATCGCCGTATTGAAAATCACCATATAGATTAGGTTCTAAAACTTTAGGCAGCCATGTGACGTTCTGGTTGAGCATATATTATAACCTCCGGAAAGCCATTTCTTAAGTGCAAGGTAAGCTTCTTTAGGAAGCCCAAAATAATTGGTTGCACTGTCAGCTGAAGACTTGCGAAACTCGTAAGTAGCATCGCCTAACTTTACTTTACTAAGACCATTTAATTGCCAACCTTTGACTGCTTTTAGTTCTGCATCATCTTCAGTATCAATTGACATAAATGCAATGATTATCTGAGCTTTTTGAACTAAATCCCAGTCAGAAGGTTGCCAACAATATCTGGGAAAAGGAAGCGGCTGTGTACGAACACGTCTACGTCCTGTATAGGGTAAAGTATTCATCTTTTCGAAAGACTTGCGCAGGCAAACTTCCTTATCAGCCTCTTCCATTTCTTCCCATTGTATACGTAAAGGTTCACTAGACAGGTAGTGTTCCATTACGTATTTATCTGCTTGTTCTACTGTTACGTATGTATCTGCACCCCAAACTAATGACATAGTAAACCTCCGTATTATTCAATTACGACGTTACTAAGGTCGATATAGAATTCGATTTCATCTACATGTTCGTCATCTTCGCTTATAGTAGTTACACGTACATCGTAATAATCTCTACTTGCATCTAATACGACATAACAGATTCCATCAGAATTCAATACGATTTCGCCGTACTGTTTAAGTTCGTCAAATCCCTCAATTACGTAATGGGAGAAAGTTTTTAAATCGACCTCTAATTCAAAAGCTACCATGTAGCGCGTAAAGCCCATGTAATTAGCTAAATCTTCTGATTGTTCAGTTGCTTTACCTGCTAATGTTATTAAAGTCATATTAGGTGCAACTGATTCATAAGTAGCTTCTATATCAGGGTTATTACATGTAAAGGTATTGCCATCCTTAAGAGTAAACGCCTTTCTCCAATAGCTAAGGGTTACGCTTTTTTTATGTTTTCGTCAACTTTATCTGCATCTGCAAGTACTGTCTTCGAATCGCCGATCGCTTCACGCGTATGTCCAGATACTGTAAACGTTACTTGAGCCTTTACACTAGGATTGTAAATGGACTCGCAAATAATTGTAACAGTGCCAGCCTGGAAGAAGTGTACGAAACCATTCTGAACCATAGCAACATTGTTGTTTGTAGAATCCCACTTAAATACCTTAGGACCATTACCAGTAACCTTAGGAGTAAGTACAGCGCTTTCAGAAATAGTAGCATTTACAGTTGCAGTATAGCTAGGTGCTGAACCACTAAGTTCGATCGCATCGCCAGCACCGTTAACAGCTGACAACTCAATAGCTGTTATACTATTAATACCCACACCAGTTACCTCCGCAGTGAATATAGTTTGTTGTTGATTATCAAGAACCCATACATCATGATAAGTTCTGTAATCAAACTTCCATGCATCTGCATCAGGATTTACACCATCTGTACCATCTGCAAGATCTTTTGTAGGCGCCCAAATACGTGAAATACGTCTCTTAGAAATCTGTATGATCGAACTAGGATGCAATACAAGAATACCTATAGATTTTGCATCTGCAGTAGGCTTATAACCACCTACAGTACTATCTGCAGTTGCTGTAAGTAATTCAATATCAGTATAGAATCTTCTTTGAGGTACTTCAACAAATCTGATACCGTTATAACTTGCGACACGCTTATTTAAATTGCCAACGCTATCCCATGATAAATATCTTTCCAAAGTAGGATCGTTCTTGATTGCGTTGTAAACTTGCGAAGATACGAAAGCTACACGACCGCCATCATCAGGAATTTCCAAGTCATTCATGGTTGCAATAACTTCATCGAGGTAATCAAGAACACCTGCAGTAGAAGTAATTGCTACGGTAGATTTATGACCTGCGTTCTTATAGTAAGTAGATAAACGATAAGCATCGATTTCAGGAATTACTTGTGTACGCTGGAATTCACCTGCAAGACGTCCAAAAGCAAGTCCAAAAGATTCCTCGTTATCCATTACGTCTACTTGCAGTGCACGACCACGATCTTGAGTAAATTCTCTTTCCTCCCATACGAGGTCTGTGCTGCCTTTTACAAATCCATTGCTACGACTATAATCTGCCAAACCATCTACACGCATTTTAGCTACTTTAATTCGCTTAGCGTTAGAAGTCATTTGTACAAACTCACCGCTCGTATCAAGGAATGATGTCACTGACTGTGCTGCATACTGTTCATCAAGCATGGGCAACATTTTAGTGACGAGTTCAATTACATTTGCCATTTTTGTTCTCCTTGTTTATTATTTTACGATTGTTTAGGGGGAAGTCCTAATGCTTTTCTTAAAGAATCTTCGCTAGGCATTCCATCTTTCTTTTCTGTTCCGTTATCTGTACCTTCTCCAGACTTTCCAGTTCCCTTAGGTACTGTAGGTTTTTTAGGTACTGTAGGATCATCAAAGAAATGAGGATTTGCATCAGCTATTCGCTTAAGTTCTTCACCAAAATTCTTTGCAGGATCTACTAAAGCACGTATGGCTTTTACAGTATCTATCGAACGAGGATGTAAAGCATAAATTTGCTCCACTTCATTTACTGCAGCTTCAGCTTTAACTTTAGCGGCTTCAGCATTTGCTGCATTTGTTTTAAGGATTTCAATCTGTTGCGCATAATCTTTAGGTACATCTTTGTATTCATCACGTATCTTTTGAATATCAGCTGCATGAGCTGTTTTGAGATTTGCAATCTCTGTATCCTTTTCAGTGAATCTGTACTTAGGAATGTACTCTGGAAGACCTGTTGCATCCTTGTTCTTCTCTTTGTACGCTGCTTCTATCTCTGCAACTTTTTCAGCTGATAGAAAGCTCTTTAAAAATTTTAACATGTGACCTCCATGTATCTCTTTGATTGACACTCAAAATCGCGCTACCCTTGCGGAAACTCGCGTTTAGCGCTTTAAGGGATGTTTTGAAAGAGATTCGCCTCTTACGGTGGGCTCAACCTTAATTTATATTTTAAAGACTAGTTGGGATTTGCTCCGTCACCAGCTCCTTTAACATTGTTAGAACCTGTATTACCAGGATTTGTAGCTGAACGTTCCTTTTTGGTTGTTGTAGATACAGAAGCAGGCGTTTGATTACCATTTATAGTAGTAGGCTGTGAAATTTCATTACGACGCTTCACATCTTCCTCCATATCTTTTATCCACTTTTCAGCTTCTTTAGCAGACATATCATAGTATTCCATTAAAGTTTCTTTCATAGGCGCTATAGTAGTGGAACCAGTAAGAATACGTACAAGCTCAGCTTGTTCACGAGGATCCTTAGGAAGGCTATCTTCCCAAACGATCGAGATATCTTTATATGAAAGCTGCTCGCCATATTCCATATAGTATAACATACCTATTAATTTTTTAAGAGGTAACATTAAACTGTTTTCTACACGACGAGCTTTCTCTAAAGGCGAGATCATCTTGTATCTCATAGCTGTACCAGAAACAACATTTCCAATACCATCTGTATTACCTACAAGAGCTGCACCCATTTCAGAGAATATATAAATTTGTGAAAGTAATAAGTCTAGTGCTTTAAATGCACTATCTAATTGTCCATCCCAGGTCAAGTATTGAGGTGCTTGATCATCTCCATCTACTGCATAGTATTTACGTGTTCTAAATACGTACTCACTTCCATTAGCAGTATCAAAATCCAGAGGATCTTCTTCAGGATTACGCGGTTCAAGTAATGAGGAAGGTCCGGTCATCGAAGGATCAGCGTGTTGATCTAGGATTCTAAGTATTTGTCTCATACGCTCAGTAGCTTTAACTACTAAGTCATTTATAATCTTATAATCTGACGTACCAAAAGGATTTGTAGATGAAGGTAAATTAGGTATAAAATGCACCATACAAGGTAAATTTGTAATTTTCTTTTCTGTATTAGTTCTAACACCTATTGTTTTACCATCACTATCCATCCTGTAGGTACGCTCTATATAATAATTACCTGTTGTAGGATGTATTTGTACTTTAAGATTCCATACAGGATTCTCTACTGTACCTAAATTAATCCTCCAAGCAAGTATATGTTCTTTTATACGTTTTGTACCATCATCATAAAAGATAGGAAACCATTCACGAGGATCCCATACTGTACATTGTGCACTTGCTTCATCATCGTCATCTACGTATGCACGTGTTACTGAATGTCCAAATCTTGAAAAGTCTATAATAATTTTATAAAGTAATTCATCAAATGCTGTATTATCTCTCAAGTCTTGAATATTATCTGAAACAGCATCTTCGCCTTTCTTTGTAATTGAAGGAGGAGAGCCTACAATCATATCACAAAGCTTTATGGTTGAAAGACGTTGATAGCCCATTAATAAAGGACATTTCTGTAAGTACATATCAAAATTTTGATAAAGCTTATAACCACAACTATTAAAGTTCTCAAAAGCCTCTATATCAAAAAATTGTTCATAGGTATCATAGCGTTTTAAACGCCTTTCTTGCGACTTAGGAGGAAACATTTTACCTGGTGCAAGCCAAGAGCGATTATAAAGAATTTGTTCCTTAATACATTCTGACATTATAAATTCCTCCCTTTCTTAATTGTAGATATGTTACTAAAGCATATCTGTCTGAGTCACAAGCATGGTCGTTCTTTTTAATTGGTTTATCTATACCTAATAGTTGTGCATTAGGATCCCATGCATAGGTTTCG